TGGATACATTATATTAATCTAAGATCTGCTCATGGTACTCAAAAAGAGCATATGGAGATTGCAGAAGCATGTAGGAAAGTGTTTACCGAACAGTTCCCTTCAGTCTCAGAAGCCCTTGAATGGGTCTAAATAATTTTACAAAATTCTAATACTTATGCCTACCTATCCTGTTATTAACTTAAAAACTAAAGAAACTAAAGAATTGTCTATGACAATGCTTGAGTATGATAAGTGGAAAAAAGATAATCCTGATTGGGACAAAGATTGGTCACAAGGATGTGCTGGAATTGGAGAAGTTGGAGACTGGAGACAGAAACTAATTAAATCTAAACCTGGATGGAACGATGTTCTCCATAAAGCAGGCCAGCAACCTGGTGCTAATGTAAAACCAATCAGTTAACTTTTATGCCAAGAAAGAAAAAAGTAGAACAGCCGATAGGTGTTGGTTTAACGGCCAAGCAAATGAGAAGAAAGAAACCAATTAATATTGATTTATTAGTTGATATTGAACCTCTTACTGAGAATCAGAAACGATTGTTTACTTCTTATAGTGAAGGTAAGCATATAGTTGCTTATGGTGTTGCTGGAACTGGTAAGACATTTATTACTCTTTATAATGCATTATGTGATGTTTTAGATCCTACTACACCATATGATAAAATTTATCTTGTAAGATCTCTAGTATCTACTAGAGAGATCGGTTTCCTTCCAGGTGACCATGAAGATAAATCATACCTTTTCCAAGTTCCTTATAAGAACATGGTGAAGTATATGTTCCAGATGCCTAGTGATGCTGATTTTGAAATGCTTTATGGAAACTTAAAAGCACAAGAAACTATTAAGTTCTGGTCAACATCTTTTATTCGTGGAACTACACTTGATAATTCTATTGTTATAGTTGATGAATTTCAAAACTTGAATTTTCATGAACTTGATAGTATAATAACTCGTGTTGGTGCAAATACTAAAATTATGTTCTGTGGTGATGCCACTCAAACTGATCTAGTAAAAACTAATGAAAGAAATGGCATTGTAGATTTTATGAGAATTCTAAGATCTATGGTTTCATTTGATGTTATTGAATTTGGTATTGATGACATTGTTCGTTCTGGACTTGTTAAAGAATACATTATTGCAAAATTGGAAGGTGGTTTTTAGTTAATGTTTGATCATGTTGATTTGGATCTCACTCCTTTGGAGAGAGAGCATGTAGATGGAGTTCGTTATTACAAAGTTCCTGATGATGAAGAACTAATTAAGTTAGTTTCTATTACTTCAGTTACTAGTCATTTTAATAAAGAAATCTTTGTTAATTGGCGTAAAAGGGTAGGTAATGAGGAGGCAGATCGTATCACTAAGGCAGCAACCAAACGTGGTACTGATATGCATACTCTTACTGAAAATTATTTGTACAATAAGGATCTTCCCGAAGTTCCACCAATCTCTGAGTTTTTATTTAAGATTGCTAAGGGTAAACTTAATAAGATAAATAATATATACGCCCTAGAAGGACCTCTATATAGTAGGCAATTAGGTATTGCTGGAACCGTTGATTGTATTGCAGAATATGATGGCGAGTTAGCGATAATCGATTTTAAAACATCTAAAAAACCTAAACCACGGGAGTGGATTGAACATTATTTTGTTCAAGCGATGGCATATGGTTGTATGCTGTATGAGATGAAAAACATCTCTATAAAAAAACTTGTAATCATTATGGCTTGTGAAAATGGAGAATGTGTCGTCTATGAAGAAACCGACAAAGCAAAATACATCAAACTTCTCGACAAATACATTAGAAAATTTGTTGGAGATAAACTGGAAATCTATGGAACCAACTAAAGAATTAGAAAAGGTTATAGAGAGTAAGTTTTTAACACCCCAAAAGTTTGCTATAGAGATTGAGAAAATAGTAGCGGAAGAAGAGTTCAATTACATTGATGCTATTTGCCACTATTGTGAAATCAATAATCTCGAAGTAGATTCAGTTACAAAACTTATTTCTAAACCTTTAAAAGAAAGATTAAAATGGGATGCAACTCGTCTCAATTTTATGAAAGCAACGTCTAAAGCAAAACTACCTTTGTAATGCCAACCCAACTTGATTTATTGCATTATCGTTTACAAGCGATATTGCGTGATTATAATTTTTCTGACCTAGAATATCTTGGAGAACGTCCAAGTTATAAGACAGGTAATAATGTACATTGGTATCGTATAGGAGAGGAAGAAGTTCCTATTGATGCGATTACTGAATTTGAAGCTGAAGAGGATGATGAAGACGAAAGTGACTCCCTTTGAAACTTATCAAACTTATCTCTCTATGAAGAGTCATTTTACTAAC